TAAATTACTTTAACAAATATATTATTTTTATTAAAAATTGAATACAATACCTTTATAATATTTTATGTTCCAACTTATAATATATTTTCAAATAATGTGCGACATATATAACTCCAAGATACATACTGATATTGAAAATATTTTACCCACTACTTTTATGCCTAATCCAATCAAAACTACTCTTATTCTCAAAGATATTATTAGAATGGACCCCACTAAATACAATAACAATGAAGGATTAAATAACTGTATGCGTATAACAGCAAGAAAATATAAATATTGTAGCTCAAAAAGAGAACTTGGTATGATTTACCGTCTACTTATTAAAAAAGACCCTATCAATTATCCTTACATTGAAGAGCTATGGAATGTTCTTATTAATAAAAGCGGCAGGTCCGAAAGTGGTATTGTTAATGTCAGTGTATCTCTACCTCCTAACCAGTTCAGCTGTAAATATAATTGCCACTTTTGCCCTAATGAACCTGGTATGCCTCGGTCATATCTTAGTAATGAAGATGTATTTGCTCGCGCTCTAAATGTTAACTTTGATACAGTTCAACAAGTCTATAATCGTTTTGATGTACTCGAAAAGAATGGCCATCCTATCGACAAAATTGAGTTCCGTGTTCTTGGTGGTACCTTCAGCTGCTATGATAAAAACCTCGCTGATACTTTTATCAGAGATTTATATTATGCCGCTAATACTTATTATGAAGATAAAACTATTTTGAGAGAGCGTACTACCATTGAAGAGGAGCAGGCTATTAATGTTACTGCGAAGGTTCACGTTGTTGGACTTGGCGTTGAGACACGACCTGATGAAATTGATAACAATGAAATTATCCGTTTCCGTCACTATGGTATTACTCGTGTCGAGATTGGTGTTCAGCATACAGATGATGCCCTCCTTCGCAGAGTTAATCGTGGTCATGGCGTAAAGCACTCTCGAGCAGCTATTAAGCTTCTTAAAAATTATGGCTTTAAAGTTGAGATTCATATTATGGCTGATCTACCAGGGGCAACCCCTCAGGGTGATATGGACTGTTACAAAGAAGTTCTTCAAGGTACAGAACTCATTCCTGATTATATGAAAGACTATCCATGTCTTGATGTAGACTTTACAAAAATTAAAGAATGGAAAGCAAATGGTACATGGACTCCTTACGCAGAAGCCACTCCAGATGCTGCTGACTTGAAACGTGTTCTTATATATCGTCAGAGTATTACACCTCCTTGGGTACGTGTTAATCGTATTCAACGTGATTTTAAAGAGGCAAGTGAAGATAATTTAGGATTTACCAGTACATCTATTAAGACTAATTTAGCACAGATTGTTAAAGATGAGGCTGAAAAACAAGGTATATATTGTAAATGTATACGTTGTTGTGAAGTAGGAAATGAGAAATATAAAAAAGATGATATTAAGTATTTTATAGTATCATTTTACGCAAGTGGTTCAACAGAATACTTTATCACATCTGAAATTATTAGACCTATTAGAAATCTACTTCTTGGATTTGTCCGTCTTCGTCTTGGAGATGCTCTTAAAAATAGTATTATTCCTGAGCTCAAAGGTAATACAGCAATGATAAGAGAATTACATGTATATGGACGTGTAAAACAGGTTGGATTTAAGGATTCGTCTGGTGCTCAGCACTTTGGAATTGGTAAGAATCTTCTTAACATAGCTGAAGAGATTTCAATTAAATCTGGATATTCACAAATGGCTATTATTTCTGGAATAGGTGTTCGTGACTATTATAAAAAGCGCGGATATGAACTATGTGGTAGTTATATGATGAAATACTTAGATAGACCGACACTTTCACTTGTATGGTATATTTGTTTATCTATTATTCTACTAATAATTATTCAATATTATATTTAATATAAATATAATATATTAAAATAAAAACATATATTTTTATTAAGTATGGAATATGATTTAATTATTGTTGGAGGTGGAATCGCTGGATTACGGGTTGGTATTGAATCTTTAAAGAAATATCAAGGTTTAAAATGTTGTATTCTTGAAAAATATGGATACATTGGAGGACGAATCGTAACATTTACAAAAAATATTCCTAAAGTTGGTAAAGTTCAATGGGAAAATGGTGCTAGTAGAATATCTAGAAAACATACTAATGTTTTAAAATTATTTGACCAATATAATTTAACATTTGTGCCAAATGGGTCAGATATTGATTATATAAAAGAACCTGTAAATAATACCTATCCAAATATTTATTCTAATAATTTTACAGATTTAATTAAATTTTATTTAGAACCAATTTCAACTTTATCGCCTAATATATTAGCAACACATACTTTAAAAGAATTACTTGATAAAACTACAAATCCTACAATTGTTAAACATTTTTATGAACAATTTCCATATTATTCTGAAATACATACATTGCGCGCTGATTTAGCTATCGAGTCATTTAAAAATGAAATGGGAACATATAATGATTTTGGAAATTGTAAAGAAGGATTATCATCATTAACTAATTCAATGATGAATGAATTTATTAGTCTTGGTGGAACTGTACTTCTGGATATTGAATTATATAAAGTTTCATATAATTCAGATAAATCTATACTATTAAATTGTAAAGTTAGAAATACTATAAAAAAAATTAAATTCATTGGAAAAACAGTTGTATTGGCTCTTCATCACGCTGCCTTAAAAGATATAAAAGGTGTAAAAAATCTACCTGTATTACGTAAATTAACAATGATGCCTTTATTGCGAATGTATGCTGTCTTTCCTACCAAAAATAATGTATCTTGGTTTACAGGTATTAATAGAATTGTTACAAATTCACCTATTCGTTATATAATTCCAATTGATGCTACTCGTGGGATTATTATGATTTCCTATACAGATGGATTAGATGCTGTTAAATGGATAAAAGATAGTGAAAGTTCTTCAAAATATGGAGATGCTAATATGGAAGATTTAATTATGACAGAAATTAGAAAGTTATTCCCTGAAAGAACCATTCCCAATCCAATCTTTTTTAAAAAACATCCATGGTATGATGGCACAACCTATTGGTTGCCTGGAAATTATGATGTTGAAGATGAAAGTAATAAATCATTAAATCCTATGCCAAATTATATGCCTAATTTATTTATGTGTAGTGAATCATTTGCTGTTCATCAATGTTGGATGGAAAGTGCGTTAGAACAAGCAGATAAATTATTGAATAATTTTAGATTTCTTTTAGCACTAAAAAATATTAAATCATAATTATACTTGATATAACTAAAATAAAAGATAATCAATCTACACACATTCTTAGAATCTATAATAAATTCAAATAGTATTTAAAGGTGAATCGCAAATAATGATTAATATGAATATCGAAACTCTATATGAAGTATTGAAAGTAGAATGCGATAACTGGTCTACAAAAATGATCGAATCAGATAATAAAAATAAAACATATAGAGAAAAACTTCACGCTATTCGATTATTGATGGAACCATATATATATAATTTACTTCTTTTTAGATATGGATCACAACTCGATGAATTCTGGAAAACATATCTGCCTCCTAAAAAGTCAGATAAAGCATTTGTTCTTGTTGAAAGAAGATGTCATCCTAATTTCTGGTTTGTACTTCGAAATATGGCATGGGCTGGACCAAATATGTCAGTATATATATTTTGTTCAGATATAAATATTGATTTTATTAAAAGTCTTCTTGGTGATAAAGTTGATTATTTCAATTTAATTCCTGTCTTTAAAGGGTCTCCTCCACGTAATGAAGCTATTTTAGAATATAGTAACTTTTTAACTAGCTATAAATTATATGAAGCAATTGATGCCGAATGGATTATTACTACACAAATGGATGTATTCATTCGTAGAAAAATTACAGATAGTATGTTTGTAGGTGATTATTGGGGTTATCCCTTTGGTTGGCGACCTGAATATGCTGGTGGTGGTGGTGCGACAGTAAGAAATGTTAAACGTTTATATGAATTATGTAAAAAATATAGACCAGAACCTGATATTAATGAAGATATTTATGAAGATGTATGGTTTTGTGACAAAATGCTTGAAACAAACGGATTTATTCCACCCTTTAATTTTAGAAAGAAGTATATTATGGAAAATGTTCCGTCAAAAGATCCGTATATTATTCACCAATTTTGGACATATTTAGATACGAATTTAAATTTCAATAGTGATATATCTAAAATATATTGGAATCATATTTTAACATTTGTAGATATTTAAATTACTAAAAATATGTATTTGTGTTAAGCTATTTAGTTTTACGGACTTTTCTTAAAAGTCTTTTAGAGTCCTTTAGAGTCCTTTAGTGCCAATATTCTCTTGTCCAATTTTTAATATTAAGTATTTCTTCTTCAGTTTTTAAGTCTTGTTTTGTAGGAAATACGTGAAATCTATTAGCCCATAGCTTCAAATTATTAATAAATTCTGGATAAAATATTTCACGATCAGATTCACCTGATTTTAGAAAATGCCAATCGTGATCTCTTAAGATTGATGTATAAGTATCACGCATTGGAATAAAACTTTTACAGAAATAACATGGTTTTTCTTCGTCTTTACACCATTTACGTGTATAATATTGTTTACAATTTAAACATAGATATTCTTCTTGTGTATTTTTAATTGTTTTTAGTAGCTTGGACATATCATAAATAGTATTAGTCATTTTTTCTTGGATTGATTAATTCTACTTTATTAATATCAGACTTCAATTTTTCTTTTGAGGTTTTCTCTATTGAGATTTCCTCTTTTAAGGTTTTATCTATTATTTTAATTGTAGCTTCTAAAGATATTACAATTAAATTATCTGTTAATTTAACATCTTTTTCTAATGGCTCTTTTGAAGGAACAAGAATACCATTCTCTTCAGAATAACTTGTATAACTTCTATATCGTCCAAACATAATATATCTAATAAGTTATTAAGACTATAATATTTTAAGCACTTATTAAATATCCTTCCGAAATAGAATGCCATCACTTAAAACTAAACAATTAATTAAAAGTTTATCTAATTATAATAAAACTAAAAAAAATATAAATAGTGGAAAAACACATAAAACAAAATTTAGAAGTCTTGAATTATTTAAAAATACTAAAACTCAAAAAATTGGCGAAGGAGGATTTGGTATCGTCTCTCGACCACCTGCCAGATGTGGAAAATTCTTCTCTAATACCAGCAAAAATATAAATCAGCGCAATATTAATAGTGTCCTATTTAAAGAAACTTACTTTGAAAATCCTAATTATATTTCTAAATTAACTGAATACAATGAAGCAAATAAAGAAATAATAGCTGCTGATATAATTAAAAACAATATTAAAAACTGGAGAAATTATTATTGTTTTATTGAATTTATATGTCAAGCACCCTCTGATAAACATATACAAATTGGCTCTGATGAATACCAAGATACATATGCTATAGCCCCATATTGTGGTGTAACATTATATAATATACTTAGTAAAAAAACAATTATTAAAACATCAGAAGCATGCTGTTTAATTGATTCATTGAAACAATTAATATACGGTATTGGAGATTTACATAATATTAATATTTTCCATCAAGATATACACGATGAAAATATTTTATATAATACTGAAGATAAAAAATTACGTTTGATTGATTTTGGATTGACTCTTGATTTAAATGATGAATATGAGAATAACTCAAATATTAATCTTCCAATTATTAATGCTAAATTAATGGATACTGAAGGACTTTTATTTGATATAATAAAACCTATACTTTTATTTGTTAAAACAAAGATTAAATCATCTAAATATCATACTAAATATAAAAAATGTTTAGATGAAATTGAATATGCTCTTAAAATTATGCCAGAAAAAGCATATGATTATGAATATCCTTCAAGAAAAACCTTTAAAAAATATACTGAATTTATTACTAATTTAAAAAATAAATATGTTGATTTTGTAGCTATTTTTATAAAAGATTTTGATGAGAAAAAACTATGTTCTTTATAAATAATAAATAATGATAATATAGTATGGATATAAATTATTATAGAACAATTACAGATTGGTTAAAACAACAATGGCAATTACTTACAATTCAACATATTATTTATTTAATTATATTTTCATCTATTCTTTCTTATATAACTGAATATGCCCTAAAATATAGAGAAATTAGATTCCTTTATTTTACTATTTTTATTCTACTAATAATAAAATTAGTTGAAGGGGGTCACATCGTCAGTGCTACTGAAACATTTTATAAACTTGCTTTTATATAAATTATAGATTTTTTTTTCTTAAAAAGTTATAGAATGGATTTTGATAATCATTTTTGGCTTTCAATTATTCACTTACTTTTTGTAGTTCCACTTTTCTTATATGTCGGATTTAAACGTGCTGATACTCCAAATTGGTTATATCTAACATTACTTATAATTGGTATTATTGTTCTTGTTTATCACGGATTTAAACTTATTATACGGCTTAAAAATAGATCTGGATATAGCTGGGTAAATGCTATTCATGTATTATTGGTTGCGCCATTATTAATTTATATTGGATATCATAAAAAAGAAACACCTCGATCATCATATGAACTTATGCTAATGGCTGGATTTGCTGCTGGTGGTTATCACTTATTTTCAATTGTTAAGCAATTAGATGCTCATCCTGAATCCAATATATAAAAAATAATATAAAAGTTTTTATTATTATTATTATTATGAACAAATTTCTTCAAATTTCTTATACTTATCATCGTTTTTATTAAATTCAATACAATTCTTACAGTGATAATAAAACGCACATGAACTACTAAATTCTTTTTGACATTCATTACAACAAATAATTTTTGTTTCGTTATTTTTGTTCATAATAATATTAATTTCATCTTGAAAATGAAGTCGTAAACAATGAATAATACAATTACCTTTTGTTAATGCAGAAAATTCACAATTATCAAATGGACATTTAAATTTTTTATTATCATCTATAGATTCCTTAAGAAGTTCAGGATGTTTTGAACGAATATGAAGATCAAGATTTTGTTTTTGTAGAAATCCTTTCTTACATATTTTACATATATGATTATGTTGTTCTTCATGTGTTTTCATATGCATGCTCATAGTAGACTGTTTTGTGCTAGGGCATTTTTTACCACAATCAGGACAGACATAATTCTTATCATTGTCTATAATATATTTAAGCGGCATCGTGGAGGTTCGTTTATTTTCAACTGGATTGTTAATAACCTTTTTTACCACATATGAGATTTCAATTTTTTGTCCCATTCTTATATTATAAACGGTATAATGTTTTAGGTTCTTATTTGAGATGACCTTATATATATAGGTAGATTAACATTATTATACAATAATATCTCTTTACACCTTTTCCTCTCGGTATACTAAGGAAAAATTGAAACATGTAAAAATTGACTAAAAAATTGAAATCGTTAAATCGCGTTCGTGAAACACTGATCCTTCTTTCATTTCCTTCTTTCCTTTCCTTCCTTCTTTCCTTTCCTTCCTTCCAAAATGGATCTCCGTCTCTGTCAGCAGAATGCAATTAAGTGTTTCCAAGACCGCCTCGCTGCAGGTGAATCCTCAACAAATCTCTCCCTCTGCACTGGCGCCGGCAAGAGCATCACCATTCGTGAAATTA